AACCTTAAGGAGCAGCTAACTCAGTTAAAGCAAAACACAGAGGCCTATGCAAAACTCCGTAAAGCCGGCCTAGGAGTTAAGGATGCTTTTGAAAACGCAAAGGATCCAATATTGGCCGCAGCCTTGGCAACAACCAAAGTTGGCACCGCTGCATGGTCAAAGCTGGTTAACCAAATTAAGGCTGTAAACAAGGAGCTTTCCCGTGGGGCCCTTAAAGAGCTTTTGCAAACAGGAAAAGTAGACCAAGAGCTAAAGAGAAATCAGATTGCAGCTTCAAGCGCACTGACGGCTTTGGGTTACAGTTACGAACAAATAAAAGAAGTTTTATCTAATGATGACCTCGTAAACTCTGTAGCAAAAGACCTAAAAGATGGAGTTATTAACTCAAGAGATTTGCTGAACTCCTTAAAGCAAATACAGATAATGGAGGCCTTAGACGTAAAGCTAAACTTTACCACTAAAGAAGGAACTGAAGAGGAGTTCAAGAAGCTGTTCGATAAAGCGGTAGACTACCTCGAGGCACAAAAAGCAACAATAGAAGTCCAGTTTGAAATAGACACAGCATCCGACAACTCCATCGTCACAGATGCAGAAAATCTAATTGCAACCCTGAGCTTTGCCTTAGACGACCTAGATGCTCAGATTTCAGGGATTGCAGATCAAGAAGAGGACATCAACAAGAAGTACGAGGAGAGAGAAACCGCTCTTGACAAAGTACAGAAGATTAACGAAAAGATTGCTAGGCAGCAAAAGGGGCAGCTAAGCATAGCCGAAGCTCTTTCCCAGGGAGACATAGCCGCTGCAGCAGCCGCGACACAAGAGCTAAGGGCTCAGCAGGCTCAGGACAACAGAGAGGCCCAAAAAGAGTTGCTATCTCTGTCCAAGGACAGGCAGCTATCGGCTCTCCGATCCCTAGACGGTAGGTCTAGACTAGAGATTGAAGCTAAGATAAAAGACATAAAAAATGAGATTTTTAGGATTGAAGAAGATACCTTGGAGCCTGCTCAGGAAAGAATCAGGCTGATTACTGTAGAGAAAGATGCAGCCATAGCATCTCTTGAGGCGCAGATCCGTAAGTGGGATATGCTTTCTGCTAGGGTAACAGAGTCAAAGCTAAAGCTAACCCCTGAGGAAATGTCAGCAATGGAGTACCAAGCAGGTCTGATAGCGGACATGCTAGAAAACTGGGACAAGATAAAGGACAAGACCGCAACCCTGACCATAACTAAAAAGACTGTAGAAAAGAAGGACCCAACTCCTTCCAAGACAGGCTCCGGAGGTTCCGGTGGTTCCGGTGGTTCTGGTAATGGTTCATCTGGCGGTCAGAGCAGAGATGACTTGTTGCCTAATACAGATGACCCAACAAGTATTGGAGGGCCAGAAAATTCTAACGTTCCCAATACAGGACCAACGGGAGCATACGGAGATAACATTTCGGGATTCATAAAGAACCAAGAAAGAGAGACTAAGCCAGCGACAGATAACGTTTCGGGATTCATAAAGAACCAAGAAAGAGAGACTAAGCCAGCGACGAATGGATCTGACAGAAGATTTGAAAATCTAAACCCTGCTAACGCGCCTAAGCCAAAGTCCTCCTCGGTTTCCAAAGCTGACGCAGCAGAGACTACGAGGCTTATTGGCATAACAAGGGACAGAATTATAAGCGGCGATTTCTCAAGCCCAGCCCAAAGGCAAAGGTTGGTAGACCTAAACGTTGCCAGGATAACTGGTCAGAGGGTTGGCTCTGCGGCCGGAGGAATGGTTTTAAGGTACATGGCTTCTGGTGGAATGGTTCCAAAGTATATGGCAGAAGGTGGAAAGCTTATGAAGCCAATGGGCACAGACAAAGTTCCAGCCATGCTAACCCCCGGAGAATTCGTTATTAAAAAGTCTTCAGTTAATAGTTATGGCGTAGAAAATCTAAAATCAATAAATAATGGCCAAGCGCCAGATTCCAATTCAGTGTATAATTATAGTCTAACAGTTAACACGAAGAGCGGCTCTGACCCAGATGACATAGCTAGAACAGTTATGACAAGTCTAAAGAGGGTGGAGTCTCAAAGAATTAGGAGTAGTCGGTACTAATGGCAACCTCAGCTTACATGAGCAACAGAAGTAAGTACGGCCGACCACAGGCCATGCTCTGGGCAGAGAACCCTGGAAGAATAGAGGCAGGGGCCTACATACCTAACGGATACGAGGTGGGGTATGACAACGAAGAAATCTCAGACCTTACCCAGTTAAACCAGTTTTTAATATTGTCGGACCATAGTCGTTCACCTCTTGATTTTAGTATAGATAGAATAGAGCAAAGGCAAAGAATGATCAACGGCAGGATGAGGTCATATCATATTGCTGATAAGCTCAAGGCTTCCCTGTCTTGGAGCATGCTACCATCTAGATCCTTTAAGGCCGCTCCTTCATTCTCAGAAACAGGCACCACGGACTATTCTGTTGACGAACGCTACACTGTAGACGGGGGCGCTGGTGGGGTTGACCTCCTTTCATGGTATGAGGCACACTCAGGACCATTCTGGGTTTACTTGGCGTATGATAAGTTTAAGCAGGATGGGGTTGAAGACTACTCTAATCTGGCACAATATAATCAAGTCGTAGAAATGTACATTTCGGATTTTTCGTATAGCGTCGTAAAGCGAGGAACGAGCAACCACGACTTCTGGAACATTTCAGTGTCTTTAGAAGAGGTATAATGTTTGTAAATGATGAGCTAAACAACCATCTGCTAACCTCTCCAACAGTAAAGAGCAATTCCAAGGTAGTTGTAGAGTGGAACCTTAATGCGTACGATAACATTTCTAAGGTCGGCAATTACAGGTACCGTCCACTAGAAGGTCCTTCATCAGAGTTGGGCCACCTTCCATCCTTCTTTGATCCAAGCGACGAAGGCGGGTTCTACACTGGTGCCACGGACTCAGACGTAGTCCTTGACGGCGGCATTGATGAAGATGGCACCCCCATACTATTACAACAGCCTAAGCAAAAAGAAAAGCTTTTATACTCGCTAGAGGATTGCTTTGGAAGGTTCAGGCCAAGATCTGGAATCAACAAGGTTCGTTTTGGAATAACAGGGTTTGTTCATAATGCAAACCGAGACATGGCTAGAAGGCCAAGGTATTATATGTCACACAAGGACGATAAGTTTAAGTACTGGTCGTCTTATCGGGTAGAGAATGATGTAGAGTATGGTATAGCTAATGTATCTCCCCTTGGGATCAATCACATTAATGATGCTGCACCATTTGTTGTTTACGAAGAGCCCATAGCCACGAACAAGATCGTAGTCAAGGTTCAGACAAATGTTGGGGCTGTAGAATCACAAAGAGTTCTTAGCATTTCTGGTGAGACGGGAGACCCTCTCTTCGGAGACGAAAACAAGACTACCCCCTCTGACTGGGGCATAGATGTCCTAGTCGATAACCAGTGGCAAAACGTAATCAATTTTTTACCAGAAAGTACCAGACCTGACGGGTCTTCAATCATAGGGCCAGACGGCTATATGGAAATCTCCTACGGCTTGATCCTACCTAAAAAGTACCAGCAAATATTTAGCTTTAATTCCGTCTTGTCTTCTTACACAGGGCTACCTAGCTCAGGTTTTGAGGGTGAAGCTTACCTCGTAAAGGACTCAGACTCCGATAAGGGGCTTTACTATGTTTGGCTAAACAATGGGTACGAGCAATTCGTACCAGAGTATGGGTGGAAGCTTTCTGAGCAAGACGCCTCTCCAGAGTCAGAATTTGTTTCAAATATAGGAAACCCAGAGTCGTTCGTTGTCCCAAGCCAAAATGCTTTACAATTTAGAGAGTTCCAATATATTTCTGGGATAAGAGTTGCAGCAAGAAGAATGAACAAGTTCAATTCAGTATTAGATCTAATAGAGATATCCCCCAGGTTATCCGTAGACATAACGGAGATAACAAATAGCTATAATCTATCAAAGATAGCATCTGACTTAGGTAGTACAGGCCTTCCTGTAGGACAGCTCCTAGCTTCTGTAGGCTCCTTAGAACTGTTTGACCCAGACCAAGCTTTCAACAAGAGTAACGATAAGACTATCGTACCTTTTAGCTCCATAAAGAACATGCAGGTAAAAATTTATGATGTAATTTCTTATCAGCAAGACTTGTCATCTAACCGTCAAAACATCTTTTACGTTCCCATAAAGACAATGTACGCAGACTCATTCCCAGAAATATACTCTGATACAAGGTCCGTTTCTTTAGACCTTAGAGACCTATACTTTTACTTCGAGTCCCTTCCCGCTCCAGATTTACTGCTTACAAATGTGTCTTTATCCTCAGCAGTTTCGACACTGTTAGATTATATAGGATTCTCAAATTATGTTTTCAGAAGGTTGCCACTGGAAAGTGAAGATACCATTCCTTTCTTTTACTGCAAGTCAGACAGGACGGTTGCAGAGGTCCTTCAGGACTTAGCCGTATCAACTCAAAGTGCGATGTTCTTTGACGAAAACAATAACTTCGTGGTGACCAGCAAAAACTACATGATCCCATCGTCTGCAGAAAGACCTACAGACATGGTTTTGATAGGTGAAGAATCTTCCGAGCAAACAGAGGAAGACCTTCAAGCTGCAGCTGAATTTGGTATAGTTCCCCCATCTAATCTGCCGAACATTGTTTCCATCTCATCGCAAGATGATGCCATTTTTAATGATGGCAAAATAGTATATAAGTCCCTATACATTCAGAAGAGCCAAGAAAACTCCGACCAAGCCTACAAGCTAGACTCTGGCAAGAACTGGGTATATAAGCCAGTACTTCTTTGGGAGGCAGCTGGAGAAGAAGCATCGAAAGCTAAAAATGAGCAGACCTCTACACAAAACGCATACAGCCTGACGGCCATACCCCTAAAGTCAGATCTATCAGAGACAGTCCCGTATGTAAGAAATGGAGTAGTAGTTTCCAATATCTTAGACCTCGGAGAGTCTGTTTACTGGCTTGGTCGTTACGCTGGATACTTCTATGCTGCTGGAGAGATCATAAGGTTTGACGCTGTGGAGTATAGCATCCCAAACATATCAGACTCCATATGGATAACAAGCATAGATGACTATCAAAACTATTTCTCTAAAATATCTTTTGGTGGTAAAATGTTTCCTACTGGAAGAGTTAGGATTTTTTCACAACCAAATTACAGGACTATCAATGGAGATCTGGTCTTGACCGAGGGTGCCGTGTCTAAACATGGTCGTGGACAGTTTGGCACTGCAATAACTAGCCATTATGCTGGAATAGATTTATCCTGGACCAATGGCTCTAAGATAAACGGAATTGGAATTAACTCAAAATTCCTGTTTGAAAGCAGCGGGGCATCTGAGATTCAGTCTGTAGAACTCCTGCCACCAGCTACACGTACTGTTTATGATAGTATCCTAACCGCCAAGTCAGACATAAAGCAGCTTTATGAAAACCTTAGTTTTTTGGGTGTAAGACTTCTGTCTAGCCCGCTAGATTCAGAGATCACGTCTTCCATGTCGGATATACGTTCTCAGATTTCTGGAAAAGAGAATCTTGTAAAGTCCAGGATGATAGAGTTAAAAGCATATACTGACGTGTCATCCAAGTATCTGAACTCTTCTTCAGCCCTGTCCCAGGCAAGACGTACTCAGGTTACCGACAAGATTAAAAACTTTTTGGCTTATTCTTATTCTTCAGAAAACCCAGAAAGCTCTTCTATGTCGACAGACACGGAGATGGTGCAAGCCTCCGCTCTGATAATGGATGGGGCTAACTCAGACGATGCCAGCTACTCTCCCATAAATCATATCACCTACGCTTTCTCAACGCCTACATTGGTTCCTGGGGAAGTCGCTACTAGCGATACTCTTCATACCCACTTTGGAACTAGGATGCGAATTATTGGACGGGTGTCTCCCTCAAATGAATCTGCTCAGGAAGCCAACGGGGCAATGACATACGTTACCGTAGAGACCACATCTCCAGAGGACAAGGCGAATATAACAGGAGGCAGTGGTGGGATATCTGGATTACTTAATAGTAAAACAGGAGAAGGTTATTACTTTGAGATAGCCGCGCTAGATTCTCTGACTATAGATAAGTACTCTGCTTCAAACATGTTCTTCTACAAGGTTATTTCGAGTGGCTCAGATGCAGAGTCTTCATCCTTGCCTCAGTTATTGTGGAGAGGTGTTTCTGATATTCTGGTAGACGGCGGGGATTTTGTCGGCCAGAGCAGGATCTTTGCACAAGAAAACCAAACGGTGTATGACCTTGCCTTTGAGTACGTTGACAATATCGATGGCACCAGGACTTTCTTCCTTTACTTAAACGGAACACAGGTAGCCACAGTCACGGACACGTCTCCAATTGTCGCTGGCAACTCCTCAGCATTGTTTATTCGCGGAACCTCGAAGTGTATGTTTGAAAATATTTACAGCATGTCAAACAATTACGCAGACAGCCCATCATCAAAGCTGGACCCAGTAGTTAGTTCTGCCTTCGGCGCCGAGGACTTGACGATAAACTCCTCGTTTTCAAAGTATGCCATAAGCGGACTAGTCCAGTCAACGTACCTGTCATCAATTGGCCCATCGAATGTTCCAAAGTACAACATATACTACGATGAGTTTGGAACTATAATGAGAGAGGCCGCCTACCTAAACATTAAGTATGATAAAGCCTTCCCAGCTCTTTACTCTAGGATAATCCCAGGTGCCAGCAAGATTAGAACGTACTGCGTATCGTCCTACTATGGAAGCCCATATGGTGCAGAGTTTTTGGTATTCAATACTACCGATACAGTTATTAGCCTGGATTCAAGCACAAACTCAGCCCTTAGAATTCAAGGTATAACATTTACTCAGCAGTCTAGTAACGAGCTAACTGTTGACGAATTCTTTAACAAAAAGAGTGATCTTTCAAATCCCGTAATAGAAAATGGTGTAGTCGTTTCCTCACCACTATATTCTAAAGAAAAATTCTTGGACATAAGGAACAGCCGGTCGACGTATGGAAGAAAAGAATTTGCCATAGATGCCCCCTACATACAAAGTAGAGACACGGCTAACTCTATGATGAACTGGCTTGCAGAAAAGATCATGGTTCCAAGAAAGTCTTTGGGTCTGAGAGTGTTCTCTTTGCCAACTTTGCAGCTGGGAGATATTGTTAGCGTAAAGTATAGCTCAGATGAAATAGATCAGGTAAGGGAGGGTGACCGCTTTGTTATTTACCAAATAGATCATTCCAGGTCTAGCGGGTCCGTAGAGACGTCAATATACTTAAGTGAGGTAAAGTCCTAATGGTTCAACCAAAAGCAAGTCAAGCTTCGAGGGTAGTCAATGTGGGGTCATCGAATACAGCGGTAAAGATCCCAGAACTTTATAACGTAGATATTAACACTGATGTTGTGCCGGAGTCTGTTCTAGAGTTTCTGCTTTTTGAGCAGATAGCTGGACAAGAGCTTCTGCTAACTTCTAGAACAGACCTTCTTAACGGGCAGAATGTTTCTTATGGAGTTATCAGTAACCTGACTGATCTGCAGCTAGACTATTCTCCGTCAAACATTCTAGCCGTGCCCAACACCTTGCCAGACTTGTTTAAAGTTTATGGTCTAGTTCTTGAGAGTTACGTTCCAGTTTTGGATATAGAGTCTGGTGGGCCTCTGTCAGGCAATGAGTCCCCCAATGCATACATAGACTTGGGAGATGAGTCCACTACAAAGAATCAGCTTATCATAGAGTTTAAAAATATGCAGTCTAATTACGATGTGGAAATTCAGGTCCTTTCTTCTGGTATAATTGAAGATACCGTAATATAAAGCAAAGAGAGTTAAGATGATTACAGATAAAGGAAAAGAAATATTTGGCAAGTACCTGGTAGGTTCTGCACCAGCGTATGCTTCTTACATTGCCATTGGCTGCGGGGCTGCCCCTAACCCCAGTGGATACGAGACAACAGCCGGAGACCTTTCAGCTTGGCCCCAGAAGACTAGCCTAGACTTTGAGATGTTCAGGGTTCCGATAACCTCTAGAGGATTCGTGCAAGACGAAGATGGAAACTCTCAGGTTGTGTTTTCAGCAGAGGTGCCTACCACAGAACGATATGAAATTACAGAAGTCGGCATATTTTCTGCCTCCTCTAACCCCTCCTCTGTTGGTTACGACAGTAGAACTCTTTATGCTTTTACAAGGGAAGAGCCTTGGAAGTACCTGGAAGCGGCTCTCTTTACAGAGGATCAACCTTTAGATAATCTGTCTGCGTCAAAGGATCTGTCTCTTAGCTTTCGTGAGAACCCCGCCATTCAGACTAACGCTACTAACAGAATGTTTAGAGCCGAAAGAGTTGTTCGTTCCGAGCAATCAAGGTACTTTAACAACATGATTATGTTGTCTAGTAATTTTTCTGACTTGTCGGATTCTTCGTCAATTGCTGGGGAATGGGACTTGTCGGATCAAGATAAGATATCTCTTGCAACATCGGTAGACCTTTCCAGGAATTCTCCCCTCGACCAAATCAAGCTAGCCCTATCCGTTGTTGATGTAGATGGAACAGCTGGGGTTGCCCCAAACAGGGTAAGGGTTACCTTAGAATTCACTACGGTTAACAGTGGTGGATCGTTTAGGTTAGACTTTGAGTCAGAGGCTGGAGCTTTTTCACCCAGCAGGTATCGAGTGTTAGAGCAAAGTATCGGTGAAGGTAAGACATATGGAACATTTCTTTGGTCTGCTGTGAACAACGTTAATATTTATGCTGCGGCCGTTGATGAGTCCGGGGAAGTTATTATTGAGTCAGGAACTGACTTACCATACTACTACATTGCCTTAGACGCTATTCGTCTAGAAAACATTGGATCTAAGAATCCACTGTATGCAATGACAGGATACACTGTTATAGAGAACACGGAAAACGGTGTTGCTCGTCCCATAGTGAAGTTACCAAATACATCGGCTATGGTTGAGTTTAGGTTGGGTGTAGGAGTCTTTAATGGCTAATGGAAGAATATTACTAGGACCAGCTTCTTGGGTCGTAAACGAAGACCACGAAGTAAGCTTTAGGTATCGGGTTGTGACAAATGACTTAAACGTTAGGTCTGCATTTTCTCCGACATATGTAGTGGCCGTTCCAGCAGTTGCAGAAATATTCAACACAATAGATTATGGAATAAGCTCTAGAGCTATCGGCTCTCAAAACCTAGTAGACATCGTGTGGTCCTTGTTGCCCAGGTATGACAATATGCCTTATTACGTATTTATTAAAGCCCCTGGGGCAACAGACTTCTCTTATCTTAAATTAACTTACGAAACATCCTTCTCACACATCCTTCCAGCCTCGAGCCCCACGGGTGTCTACAATTTTACAGTGACAATGCCAACAACTGGCAAAACAGCTTTAGCAAATGCAATACTTTTTTCAGCCACAGTAACGATTTAATGGTATACTAGGAGAACTATGGCAAAGATTCCAACACCAGACAGAGGTCAGCCTCTAGATGTTTCCTACATCTACCAGATGGCTACGGCTATCAATGAGCTATCTTCTCAGGTATCGTCTCCTACTTACAAGTATGCTTCTGTTGACACTTCGAGTGGAACCCAGAACAGTCTGATCTCAAACACAAAGATAGTCGCTGGATCAATAGACATCTACTCAACTCTGACAGACGTGTCCCCAGGCCTTGCTATTGACAAGTCTTACTCCTTTAACACTGGGGAGTTTAAGTATCCACCGATTGTAACAGCAAGCCCAGTTCTAACTTCAAAGTCCGAAAACGGTTCAGACCTTAGCGTTACAATTAAGCAGATCACTACCTCTAGGGTTGATCTTACGGTGACATTCTTTGGAACTGGTAAGGCTGCCTTGAAGGTAAACCTTATTGCTATTGGCCTACCGCTCTAGTCGTTAGCCCCCATGCCTCCCAACCCAAAGCGCGGATACAGGACTCGAGAAGAGTATAACGAGGCATCTGTGATACCGGGGAATAAAAAAGTATACTTCTTAAACGGTAAGCTGGTCAGGGCTTATCACATCAATAGGTCTAATGGCATAATGTCTGTCTACAACATAATCGATGACCAAATAGAGAGCTGCCTTATTAGTGATTTTAAAAAGAATCGTGAGAAGGCATACACTGTAGGTGAAACCGCAGACTTAGTGAACAGACATAAGAAGTACATGCCATCGCTGATGAAGCGTGAGGAGATCCCCAGGCCTACGGGAAGTCAAAAAGGTGGGGCAACAGGCTGGCAAGTGAGAAGTTATTATTCAGAGTCACAAGTAAAAGAGATACGAGACATTCTTGCATCTTATCATATGGGTAGGCCAAGAGGTGACGGCCTCCTTACGAACAACATAACACCTACGGCTCCAGAGTTGACAAGGCGCATGGGGCATGGTATGCTTACATATACCAAGACAGAAGATGGAAGATTTATTCCTACTTGGTCGGAGAGTATTTAAAGACATTTGGGTATTGCATGTCTTCCAGATCTGTGGTACTATGTATTACAATAAGTTCTATGAGAGGGACATTATGGAAATCGAAAGTACAAAAATAACGGTAGCATTGGGGTATACCCTAAACCTAGGTAACTTTCAATCATTGAGAGTAGACATTGGAGTAACAGACTCCAAGCGTGACGGAGAAAATACTGACCAAGCCTTCGATCGGATTTACGCATTCGTAGAAAGTAAACTTGGAGATAAGGTTGCTGAGGCATCCCAGGAGCTAGAGACTAAGTAATGGCAGATCGCAAGGAGAGGTTCTCCTTGCTCAGCCGCTACAGCAAGCATCATACTGCACGTTATGAGCAAAGACCTCAAATCAACCTAAACGTAGAACAGTGGGCAGCCGATGCCCTAATTGAGTCATACACTTTACAAGGATGCTATGACCTGCTAGAATATTATTTCGAAGTAGCTCAGAATCCAGCGTGGAAGTATTTTGCCAACTATGCGCAAGATATAATTTCAAAGCGTGACCAGTACAACCAAGATCTAATCGACAGGAAGCAGCGCAGAGCTGCAGCGAAGAAGTGGTTAAGTGAGTAATACAGAGTCTAAACTAATATCAGCCGTCCTAGAGGATAAGCAGGTGCACGTTTTGCTACAGGCAAACGTGGACAACCTTCTCCGTACCCATAAAGACATCTGGGAGTTTATACGAACCTACTCCGAGAGGAATGGGTCCGTACCTCCAACTTCAATACTTGTAGAAAAGTTTAGGGACTTTCAGCCTGTCCCAGGAATCGGAACCACTAAGTATCACTTGGAGGAGTTGCAGGCAGAGTATCTTAATGATAGCCTAAAGGACATGATCCGAACGGCAGCATCAGATATTCAAAATGGTGAAGGCGTCAAGGTATTAGAGTCACTCATTACTGACACCTCTGCCCTAAAGAAAAACACCTCTGCCATCAGGGACATCGATGCCACAGACATCGAAGACGCTGTTGCCTATTACGAACATGTCCAAAAGCAAACTGCTCTTGGAGTACAAGGTATTAGAACGGGGCTTCCCGGATTTGACAACTATCTACCAGCAGGAATTACTGCAGGACAGCTAGGGGTGTTCCTTGCGTATCCAGGTATTGGTAAGTCTTGGTTGTCCCTATACTTTGCGGTACAGGCATGGAAGCTCGGCAAGACTCCTATGGTCGTAAGCCTAGAGATGAGTGAGACAGAAGTTCGTAACCGCGTGTTTACAATTATGGGCGAAGGCCTTTGGTCTCACAGAAAGCTTTCCGCAGGTGACGTAGAAGTTGACGACCTGAGAAGGTGGCACAAGAGCAAGCTAGAGGGCAAGCCAGAGTTTCACATCATATCAAATGACTCTGGTGGGGAAGTTACTCCATCGGTTCTTCGAGGAAAGATTGACCAGTACAAGCCAGACTTTATTATCGTTGATTACCTACAGCTGATGTCTCCTAATCAAAAATCTGAGAACGAGACTGTTAGGATGAAGAACCTTTCTCGGGAGCTAAAGCTAATGGCCATCTCTGAGGAGGTACCTATCCTAGCCATATCCTCAGCGACCCCTGACGACGTCACCAAGCTAGATACAGTTCCAACCCTAGGACAGACAGCCTGGAGCCGTCAGATCGCTTACGACGCCGACTGGGTCCTAGCCCTGGGCCGAGCTGCAAACTCCGACGTAATCGAATGCGTATTCAGAAAAAACAGAAATGGGTTTATGGGAGAGTTCCTTGTTCAGGCAGACTTTGACAAGGGGTGGTACAAGTACAAGGACTACGAAGGTGGAAGTTCTTCGTAGTAGATCTATCAATTTTCAAAGATGTCTAGTATAATATATGTATGGAAAGCTATCATCACAAGGCTATAAAGAGTTTTAGTATCAGTGGAGAGATCTACGATGACTCTGAAATAATAAGGCTGCGAGATGAATACTCTAGAGTATTGCACACAGGCATGAGAATTTCTGGATACGTTCCAAGGCTAGACATTTTAGAAGATTTCACAATAGAATACGAAGAAGCAACTCTAATATTTAAATTTAAGCTAACAATATATGGTTCATACATAGGGAAGAAAAAAAGCGAATGGGTGATGGGATTAAACAGTACAGCTCCAGTCTATACTCAGAGGAGCAAGTCAAGCGAGTTATTACGGGATCCGGCCTCACCATAGAAGGCGAAGTCGATATTGACTTCCTACTGTTCTGCCCATTTCACCCAAACCATCGAACTCCAGCTGGAGAAATTGATAAATCCAAGGGCACGTTCTTTTGTTTCTCCTGTCACAAAGTCGCAGACTTAACAGAGTTTGTTATGCACACAACCGGAAGGACTTACTTCGAGTCCGCTAGGTTTATTAAAAGTAAAGAGACTGAGACTAACATAGAGGCAGAGGTGCAGAGGGCTCTTACAGAGCGACCAGAGTACGTGCCTTTCGATGAGGTTACTATTCAGCGCCTTTCTCAGCAGGCACTAGATTCCCCAAGGGCGGTCAACTATTACCTTGGCAGGAATATATCTAAAGAGTCCATGGAAACTTTTAAGCTTGGGTTTTCGGAGAAGCAAGACATGGTCACGATACCTGTGCATGCCCCCAACGGGATGGCTGTAGGTTTTGTTGGTAGGTCTATAGAGGGCAAAGAATTTAAGAACACCCCAAAACTTCCTAAAGGCAAAGTCCTGTTCAACCTGCATCGCGTAAAAAACGCAGATAAGATTTATGTTGTGGAGTCCTCATTTGATGCGATAAGATTACATCAATGTGATTTTCCAGCGGTAGCTACGTTGGGATCAAATGTATCCAACATACAAACAGACCTACTACAAAAATACTTCAATAACGTAATAGTTATTGCTGATAATGATGAAGCAGGCGGAAACATGAAAGACAGGATAATTAAAAAACTTGGCTCTAGAGTATCCGTAATACAGTTAGAAAAGCAATACAAAGATATAGGCGATATGTCAGATAACGATATAAGAAACTTAGAGTATTCGTTTGACAAATCAATAGCCAGCATGCTAACATAATACATACAAACAAGGAGAACAAAACATGAGCATTACAAGAGGACTAAAAGACATCAACGCACTACTAGACAAGCCGAAGTATGAATCTAACGGAGAGAAGGTTCGATGGCTTAAGCTTGTAGACGGACAGTCAGCAAAGATTCGATTCATCGAAGAGCTGGACGAAGAGTCCGCAGGTTACGCCGAGGGCAGGGGTCTTGCAATCGTCGTTAAGGAGCACACAAATCCAAAGGACTACAAGCGCAAGGCTTTGGACACCATGGACTCTGAGGGTCGTGACTGGGCAGAAGAGATGAGCCGCAAGGATCCTAAGGCAGGCTGGAAAGCCCGTCTACGCTTCTACTGTAACGTCCTTGTGGATGACGGTCTCGAGCCTCCATACGTTGCTGTGTGGTCCCAGGGTGTCGGCAAGCAGTCGGCATTCAACAACCTTAGAGAGTACGCTTTGGAAACTGGCAGTATCTCTAACATGTCATGGAAGATCAAGAGAAACGGTCAGGGAACAGAGACTAGCTACACCCTGATCCCCACAGCACCAGACTCTGAGCCATTCGACTGGTCAGGACATGAGCCTTTCGATTTGGAGAAGGTCGTAAGACACGTACCTTATTCAGAGCAGGAAAGTTTCTACCTTGGGTTTGACGGCCCATCCTCTGTAACTGCAACCAACATAGACTGGTAATTTATATTAGGAGGGGTGGCCACTCGCTGCCCCTCCTTTTACACGCCCCTATTGACATCACGCGCTCACTGTGCAATAATTATTGTACGCATAACAGAGGATCTTAATGAGCTACAACGGCCTGCACGTTCACACACACTACTCGCTCTTTGACGGGATTGCTACTCCTCAGGAGTATGTTGACCGTGCCAAAGATTTGGGCATGTCTGCCATTGCTATTACAGACCATGGATCCCTTTCTGGACACAGAGAGTTTTATCGTATGGCTAAGGACAAGGGGATTAAACCTGTCCTTGGCGTAGAGGCCTACATCACAGCCGATAGGTTCGACCAACGAGGTAACGATGCTCGCGACGGATTACTAGACTTAGTTTACAACCACGTAATTATTCTTGCAAAGAATAAGGTTGGGCTTTACAATTTAAACAAGCTAAACGAAATTGCTTGGACAGAAGGTTTCTTCAAGAAGCCACGTATTGACTACGAGGTGTTAGAGAAATATGCGGAAGGCCTAATCGTTCTTTCCGGATGCCTCTCTGGTGCTCTAGCAAAAGCTATTGAGGCAGAAGAGCTTGCGGAAGCAAAAACTATTATTGAGTGGCACAAGAGGGTCTTCAAGGACGACTACTACATTGAGGTTATGCCACACAACGGGGAGGCTGTTAACAAGCAGCTTCTAGCTTTGGCAGACCAGTACAACGTAACCCCAATCATCACCCCAGACTGTCACCATGCTGATGCGGGGCAAAAAGAAATTCAGGAGCTTAAGCTTATCCTTAACAGCTACTCTAATAAAGTACAGAAGGATGTTACTTACAACAAGTCTTTAAAGCATGACAGCCTAATGGATAGACTAGATTACCTGTACGGCGAACGCCAAATATCATTCGCTAAGTTTGATATTCATCTTCTATCTGATGAAGAGATGCGTTCTGCTATGGTTTCACAAGGTGTTGACCGAGAAGACATGTACACTGCAACCCAAGAAGTTGCCGATAAGGTTCAGGACTACGAGATAGAAGACTACGCAGACTTGCTACCGGTTCAGTACCAGGATCCTAATGGCGAGCTGAGGATGCTGGCTGAGCAGGGGCTCAAGAAGCGTGGCGTTGATTCCCAAGAATATCGTGATAGGTTAGACGAAGAGCTTAAGGTTATTCAGGACAAGAACTTTGGTCCATACTTTCTCGTTGTTAGGTCTATGATTTCTTGGGCTAAAAAAGAGGGGATCATGGTTGGTCCTGGTCGAGGTTCTTCTGCTGGATCGCTTCTGTGTTACGCATTAGAGATTACAGACATTGACCCCATCGTTCATGGATTGCTCTTCTTTAGATTCATTAACCCTGAGCGTAGCGACTTCCCAGACATCGACACCGACATCCAGGATTCTCGAAGAGAAGAAGTAAAGGACTACCTTGTAAGGCAGTACAAGCACGTGGCATCCATTGCTACTTTCTTGCAGTTCAAAGATAAGGGGGTAGTCAGAGACATCGCCAGAGTCCTTCATATACCTCTTACAGACGTCAACAAGGTCCTAAAGGTTATTGATACGTGGGAAGACTATTGCCGATCCCGTCAGGCCGAATGGTTCAGAGAGAAGTACCCAGAGATTGAGGTCTATGGAGAGCAGCTACGTGGACGAATTCGTGGGACTGGCATACACGCAGCTGGTGTTGTGACGTCAAAGCAGCCTATCTTCAAGTTTGCCCCTATGGAGACTAGGGTCTCTCCTGGAACTAAGGAGAGAATCCCTGTGGTAGCCGTAGACATGACCGAGGCAGAGCGTATTGGTCTAATCAAGATCGATGCTTTGGGCCTTAAAACTCTATCAGTCCTAAGAGACACCCTAGACATAATAGAGGGGCGTCACGGAAAGAAGATTGACCTACTAGAAATTGACATGGACGACTCCAATGTTTACAAAATGCTATCAGACGGGTATACCAAGGGGGTATTCCAGTGTGAGGCTACCCCGTATACAAATCTTCTAGTTAAGATGGGCGTCAAGAACTTCTCTGAGCTAGCAGCTTCTAATGCTTTGGTCCGACCAGGTGCCGCAAACACCATTGGTAAGGACTACATCGCTCGCAAGCAAGGAAGACAGAGCATTAGTTACCACCACAAAGTCTTTAAGGAGTTTACGGCTGAAACTTACGGCTGTGTCTTGTATCAGGAGCAGGTCATGCAGGCATGTGTATACCTAGGCGGTATGAGTATGTCTGAAGCCGACACTGTTCGTAAGATTATTGGAAAGAAGAAAGACGCTAAAGAGTTTGACGTCTTCAAGGATAAGTTCGTAAAGGGTGCATCTAACTACCTAAGCCCTAATGCTGCACTAGACCTTTGGACAGACTTCGAGGCTCACGCTGGGTATTCGTTTAACAAGTCTCACGCCGTGGCGTACTCAACTCTTTCCTATTGGACAGCATGGTTAAAGAATAGATACCCACTAGAGTTTATGTACTCTATCCTTAAGAATGAAAAGGACAAGGACGCCAGAACAGAATACCTAATTGAGGCTAAGCGTATGGGAATATCTATCAAGCTTCCTCATATCAATGATTCAGATGCTGACTTCAAGATCGAAGGTAAGGGCATCAGGTTCGGACTCACAGGCATAAAGTATATCTCAGACAACATTGCCGAGAAGTTTTTAGCAGTGCGTCCATTCAAGTCTTATAGCGACCTAGAGGCCTTCACTTCCAAGAAGGGCAGTGGTGTCAACAGCAGGTCCCTGCAGGCCCTACGGGTAGTCGGTGCAGCAACATTCGAAGACAACCCTCGTAAGGACGATGAGATTCGTGAAAACCTTTACGAGTTCCTGAACCTCCCAGAGTTTAATATATCTGTGCCACAACACTTTCACGCATTCATTAATGATGTTGAAGACTTTGACGACAAGGGATCCTTCATACTTATGGGCATGGTCAAGAGTATAAAGAGGGGACCTGGATGGTCAAGGATAGAGTTGCTAGATAAGACTGGTAGTGTTGGCATCTTTGACGACGAGCAGACGACTATAGAACCAGGGAAGACCTATCTATTACTAGCAAGTGACAACAGAGTTCTTAATGCGATACAGATTGACGACATTGGTAAGGTGGAGTCATCACTAATTAAATACTTAAACTACAAGACTCTTCCTTTTAAGGGTGATGAGATGTATGTTGTGTCGTTTAAATCACGGGTAACGAAGGCAGGAAAGAAAATGGCATACCTAACCCTTGCAGATACCGCCAGAGAGCTTCACCCCGTAACGGTGTTCCCAACCCAGTTCTCAAAGGCTTACATGAAAATAAAAGAAGGCAGCTCGTATGTCTTCAGCTTCGCAAAAACAAAAGATGGAACAATAATTATGGAGGACGTACATGACAACAATTGATGAGGCTCTAGCTTTATTAGATCCAAAGTTACGAAAGAAGGTGGCACCAGCGGTGGGAATCAAGACAGAGTTTCAGAAGACTCCTAGCCCAGGTCTTAATAAGGCCTTGGGTGGTGGGTTTCCGTATGGCAGACAGGTTCTTCTTTGGGGGAGCAAGTCTAGCGCCAAGTCTTCTCTGTGTTTGCAGACAATCGGGTTGGCACAAAAAGAAGGAAAACTTTGTGCTTGGGTTGATGCAGAGATGTCATACGATGCAGAATGGGCTGAGAGGCTAGGGGTAGACCCCACACAGCTGATTTACTCAGAGGCAAGGAGCATCAACGACATGGTAGATGTTGTCGTAGCCCTGCTGCATGCAGGCGTAGACATGATTGTGATAGATAGTATAAGCTCTCTTCTTCCAGCGGTATACTTCGAGAAAGACTCTACAGAGTTAAAGCAGCTGGACAACACTAAGCAGATTGGGTCAGAGTCAAAGGACCTAAAGCATGCTTGGATGATGATTAACTATGCGAATAATCAGGAGAAGCCAGCTCTGATTGTTGCTATCTCTCAGGCTAGGAATAACATTACAGCAATGTATACTCAGTCTATTCCAACTGGAGGTAATGCAACTCAGTTCTTCTCCTCAACTATCGTAAAGCTGTTCTCATCCTCGTCTGATGGTCAGGCCATTAAAGGCAAGATTCAAGTTGGAGACAAGCTTATAGAACAAAAGCTAGGTCGGACAGTTCGCTGGGAGGTTCAAAACTCTAAGACCTCTGCACCAGGAGAGTCTGGAGAGTATGGGTTTTACTATAAGGGAGACCTTATTGGAATCGATGTTATTGGAGACCTTGTAGATACGGCAGAGATGGTGGGCTATGTGGAGCGTACAGGTGCTTGGTACATCCTTCCAGACGGTACAAAGGTTCAGGGAAGAGACGCGTTCGTAAAGCGTGTCAGAGAGGACTCTGCCCTTCA